TAGTTAGCCCCTCAAGCACCACTAAACCATCCACTCTAGCCAGTGCTGGTAACGGTGCTATCATTCAGGGTAGACCTGATGATGTAGGTGTTGTACAAGTAGGTAAGACTGCTGACTTCAGGACTGCCTATGAGATGACACAAACATTTGAACGTAGGTTGAGTGAAGCATTCCTTATTCTTAATGTAAGGAACAGTGAGCGTACAACTGCAGAAGAGGTACGCATGACACAGATGGAATTAGAACAGCAACTTGGAGGGCTATTCTCTCTATTGACTGTTGACTTCCTTGTGCCATATCTCAATCGTAAACTGAGTGATGCTCAGAAGAAGGGAGAGATCCCACGTATTCCAAAGAATATTGTCAAGCCAACTATTGTTGCTGGTATTAATGCACTTGGTAGGGGACAAGATCGTGAAAGCCTAGCTCAGTTTCTTACTGTTCTTGCTCAAACTGTTGGTCCAGATTCCATTGCACAGTTTATTAACACTGATGAAGTTATTAAACGTCTGGCTGCAGCACAGGGTATTGATGTTCTTAATCTTGTACGTTCTATGCAAGAAGTACAGGGTGAGCGTCAAGCTGCTATGGAACAACAGATGGCAATGCAACAACAACAGATGGAAGTTGATGCTATGAAGGCACCAATCAATGACCCATCTAAGAACCCTGAATTAAATCCACAACTACAACAACAACCACCTAGCTAATATGGCTGAAGTAATGTCTATGATCTCGGAAGAGACAGCTCCGGGAGAACTCAATGCAGATGAGCAGGAGTCCCTACAGGTTGGGGAAGAGATGGCTCAACAGCAAGAAACAATGCTTGCTGGTAAATATAAAAATGCAGAAGAGTTAGAAGCTGCTTATATTGAGCTTCAAAAGAAACTTGGTGAATCTCCTAATGAGACATCAACAGAGGAACAGCAAGAAGAAGAGCAACCAGAAGAAGGTCCTTCTATTCTTGATAGACTATGGGAAGAAGCTAACAACGAAAATGTTAGTGAAGAAACCTTGAAAGAACTTTCCAACTCTGATCCAAGTGAACTTGCAAAGATGTACTTGGATTACCGTTCACAGTCTGAAAACCAACCCAAGCAAGTATTGTCTGGTGAGGATGTAAAGCAGTTGAAGGGTTTTGCTGGAGGAGAGGAACAATACAATCAAATGCTTGGATGGGCAGGAGAGAATCTTTCCCAACAAGAGATTGATATGTATGATTCCATTATGGATCGAGGAGATCCTGCTGCTGCTTTTTTCGCTGTACAAGCTTTGACTTATCGTTTTCAAGATGCTAATGGTGTGGAGGGTAACCTTGTTAAAGGTAAGGCTCCCACTAATCCCACTGGTTCATTCCGTAGCCAGGCAGAACTCGTTCAAGCAATGAGTGATCCTAGGTATGACAAAGATCCTGCATACCGTCAGGATGTTATTCAAAAACTTGAACGCTCCAACATTAATTTCTAATAAACAACACCCAATGAATAAAGAATACACTGTGACTTATAACGAACGAGCAGAAATGTTGAATGGACGCCTGGCTATGCTGGGCGTTATTGCTGCGCTTGGTGCGTATGCATTGACTGGACAAGTTATCCCCGGAGTATGGTGATGCCTCAAGGACCTGGAACATACGGCTCAAAGCGTGGCCGTCCTCCTGCTAAGAAGAAACCTCTATCTACTGGACAGAAGAAGATTGCTTCTCAAGCTGGTAACAAGATGAAGATTGATGCTGCTGATTTCAAGAAACTTCGGAGGAAGAAGTAATGGCATGTGGTAAGAAGAAAGGTGGCAAAGGTGGCTACAAAAAATGAAAAACAAAAAAGTAGATCAAAAAGCTTTCGATAGTAACTTTGTTTCATCTGCTCCTTCCTATGAAATTGGCCCCGGACATAGGGGAGCAATGAAAGGTAAGAAGATTTATGATAAGGGTAAGGGAACAACTAACCCTAATGAGAAAGATACGTTTATGAAACGTACTGGCCCACAACTTCCTTTAGTAAAAAGAAAAGGAAAGACATCTTATGGCTAAACAAGGTCTTTATTCAAACATTCACGCAAAGCGTAAAAGAATCGCTGCGGGCTCTGGCGAGAAGATGCGTAAGCCTGGGAGCAAAGGTGCTCCTACTGCTGCTAACTTTAAAAGAGCTGCTAAAACTGCTAAGAAAAAATGACTATTGCTATTTCTAACTCCCCTCGTGTTAACTTGTGGGAGCAATTCTGTCAGTGGATTACTTCTACTAACAACCGTATTTATATTGGTTGGTTCGGTGTGCTGATGATTCCTTGTCTGCTCGCTGCTACCACCGCATTTACCCTTGGCATTATTGCTGCACCACCCGTAGACATTGATGGAATCCGTGAACCTGTTGCAGGATCATTCCTGTATGGAAACAACATTATCTCAGCCGCCGTCGTTCCCAGCTCGAACGCAATTGGGCTACATTTGTACCCAGTGTGGGAAGCCAATACGTTGGAAGAATGGCTTTATAACGGAGGCACTTACCAACTCGTCGTGTTTCACTTCCTCATTGGCATCTTCTGCTACATGGGTAGGGAGTGGGAACTCAGCTATCGATTGGGAATGAGGCCCTGGATCTTTGTTGCGTATTCTGCTCCGGTTGCTGCAGCTTCTGCGGTATTCCTTGTTTATCCTTTTGGACAAGGTAGCTTCTCTGATGGAATGCCTCTGGGCATTTCAGGTACGTTCAACTTCATGCTTGTCTTCCAAGCTGAACACAATATTCTTATGCACCCTTTCCATATGCTTGGCGTGGCCGGTGTTTTTGGTGGTAGCTTGTTCAGTGCTATGCACGGAAGTCTTGTTACGAGTTCGCTTGTACGTGAAACAACTGAAGAAATCTCTCAAAATTATGGTTATAAATTTGGGCAAGAAGAAGAGACTTACAACATCGTTGCTGCTCACGGTTACTTCGGTAGGCTTATTTTTCAGTATGCTAGTTTTAATAACAGCAGGAGCCTACATTTCTTCCTTGCTGCCTGGCCTGTTGTCGGTATTTGGTTTACTGCCTTGGGTGTTTCTACTATGGCTTTTAACCTTAATGGCTTCAACTTTAATCAATCGTTGATTGATAACCAGAATCATATTATCCCTACCTGGGCTGATATTCTTAACCGTGCAAACCTTGGTCTTGAAGTTATGCATGAACGTAATGCACATAATTTCCCATTGGATCTTGCATCTGCATCCTCTACTGAGGTTGCTCTTACTGCCCCCTCTATTGGTTAATAATGACTATCAACCTCACTGATGCTGCTCTTTACTACAAAGAAGAGGTACATCAAAAACAAGCTTTTAAGTGGTTGCAATCACAACTCACTAATGATCAACTAGAAGAGTTTGCTAAACAGTATAGGAACAAACGTGCTAGTTATGTTTATGTAACAAAGCGACAACTAGCTGAAGTTTGGCAATGTTCTGTTACAGTAATTAAAGACCATGAAGTTGCTGAACTGAATAAATGTCTTGAAAGATTTCAAATTACTACCCCTTCTCGTATTAGACATTTCCTTAGTCAGACTGCTCATGAGTCTGGTGGAGGACGTTGGAAAAGAGAGATCAGTGATGGATGGTATCTAGAGGGTAGAACTGACATCGGTAATACAGAACCTGGAGATGGTCCTTTGTACAAGGGGGCTGGATATATCCAACTCTCTGGACGTTACAACTACCAGAAGTTCTCTAATTACATCGGTGATCCTAGAGTAATGGAAGGAGTGGATTATGTTGCTGAACATTATCCATTCTCCTCTGCTGGTTATTGGTGGCAGTCAAATGGAATGAACGAATTGTGTGATACTAATCCTACAGTAGAGCAAGTTACCCTACGTGTTAATGGTGGGTATAACGGACTTGATGATAGGAAACATTATTATTTTATTTGCCAGAGAGTTATTAACTAAGTTGATAGGTGGGTGCAACTCCCACCCTGGCTATTTGGCATTGGCCCTTACGAGGACACCCTTTGCCGAACCGGTTTGGTAAAGACCAATAATTTTTACACACAAAATTTTTTATATCAATCGATTGGTAGTCTGTATAATCTTACTTATCTACTACAATGGCATTTCAATCTTCTGTGAATCCCGCACAGCTTACTGTACCGGGTTCATCTAATTTTGGTGCGGATCGCCGCGCCCTGTATCTCAAGCTTTTTAGCGGTGAGATGTTCAAAGGATTCCAGCACAACACTATTGCTCGGGATCTGATCATGAAGCGTACCCTGAAGAACGGCAAGTCTTTGCAGTTCATCTTCACGGGTCGTACCAGCTCTGAGTTCCATACTCCTGGAAACAGCATCCTGGGTGACAGCAACGGTGCACCCCCGGTGGCCGAGAAGACCATCACCTGTGATGACCTGCTGATCAGCTCTGCTTTCGTGTATGAGCTTGATGAAGTTCTTTCTCATTATGATCTGCGTTCTGAGATCAGCCGTAAGATCGGCTATGCTCTGGCAGAAAAGTATGACCGTCTGGCATTCCGTGCTATCACTCGTGGTGCTCGTTCTGCTTCTCCTGTGTCTGCTACTAACTATGTAGAGCCCGGTGGTACTCAGATTCGTGTTGGTGCTACTGCTAACGATTCTGATGCTTATGTGGCAAGCAACCTTGTTGCTGCTTTCTATGACGCTGCTGCTGCCCTTGATGAGAAGGGTGTGAGTGGTGAAGGTCGTGTGGCTGTCCTCAACCCCCGTCAGTACTATGAACTGATCCAAGGTGTTGGTGGTTCTGGATCCGGTGCTTACCTGATCAACCGTGACGAGCAAGGCACTGCTCTGCAGTCCGGTAACGGCATCATTGAGATCGCTGGTATCCGTATCTACAAGTCCATGAACATCCCGTTCCTGGGTAAGTATGGTACTGCTTATGGTGGCACCACTGGTGTGACCTCTCCTACCAATACTGGTGACTTCGTTGGACCTGCTCTGGAGAACGCTTCCGGTGCAACCACTGGTGTCAACAATGACTATGGTACTGCTGCTGAAGTTGGTGCTAAGTCCTGTGGCCTTATCTTCCAGAAAGAGGCTGCTGGTATGGTTGAAGCTATTGGTCCCCAAGTCCAAGTGACTAGCGGTGACGTTTCCGTGATTTATCAGGGTGACGTGATGCTGGGTCGCATGGCTTGTGGTGCTGACTACCTCAACCCTGCTGCTGCTGTTGAACTGTATGTTGGTGCTTCTGCTCCTTCTGCATTCTGATTTTGTTCTTTATGGGGGATCCTTCGGGGTCCCCTTTTTTTTATCTATATGGCTTTTCCTACCACTAACTCAGCACAGGAACTACCTGCTGTAAATCAAATTCTGCAGTCATGTGGTCAAGCGCCTGTGACTACCCTAGATCAAACCAACCCGGACGTTGCGATTGCTTACCAGACTCTTCTTGAAGTCTC